GTCCGGCACCTTCGGCGGCGGCACGGTTACGTGGCAAGGCTCCAATGACAATGTCAACTGGCACCCAATGACCCAGCGAGGCAGCACCACCAACATGGCCTACACCGCTGCTGCTGTGCACACCTGCCAAGAGAACCCAGCGTGGATCCGTCCCGCAGTCACCAGCGGCACAAGCGTTGCGATTGACTGCACTTTGGCTATCCACGCACGCTACGCCAAAGCACCTTACTAAGCTGAGGACTGAACCCCATGCAAATCCAACCACAACAAATCGACGTCGAGGTCGAGTACGAAGATCCAGAAGAGCGGATGCGCAAGAAGGCGGAGAAGCTGCAATCTTTCGGCTCTTCGCTGGGTGGCCAACGCGACGAATGGATTCGTTCGCGCGGCTCCTACGGCGTCGACAAGCGTTGGATTGAAGACGAGGACCAGTACAACGGCAAGGACAACATCGCCAAGGCGGCCAGTCAGATGATGACCAGCGTGGAGCAGGGCTACCCTGTGACCACGCAGATGGCCAAGCCCCACCGCTCGACGGTGTTCATCGGCATGACGCGTCAAAAGACCAATGCTGCCGAGGCTCGCCTTGCAGACATTCTGCTGCCGACCGACGACCGCAACTGGGGCATACAGCCCACGCCAAGCCCCGAGTTGATGGGCATGAGCAAAGACAACAAGATGGCCATGGACCCACAAGGCCAGCCAGTCATGGGTGAGGACGGGCAACCAGTCCGCGTTCGTGACGTTGTCAAGGCTGTGCTTGAGATGGCCAACAAGAAGGCCTTGGCCATGCAGACCGAGATCGAAGATCAGCTGGTCGAATGCAACTACAACGGCGAGTTGCGCAAAATGATTCACGACGCCGCCGTGCTTGGCACAGGCGTGGTCAAGGGTCCGATCGTCACCAACCGCACACGCAAGGCGTGGCAGCCCATGACAGACAGCATGGGCCAAACGGTCCATCAGATCGAGATCGTGCAAGAGATCAGCCCTGCTTCGTTCCGCGTTGACCCGCGCAACGTCTGGCCAGATCCCGGCTGCGGCGAAAACATTCACAACGGCAAAGGCATCTACGAGCGCGAACAGGTCACGGCCAAACAGATCCGTGACCTTGCCAAGCAGCCCGGCTTCATGAAAGACCAGCTGCGCAAAGTATTGGAAGAGGGGCCTAAGCAGTCCGCCACATTGCGCGAGATGACCGACGAAGACCAGCGCGACATGGCCCGTTTGACCTACGAGATGTGGACCTATTGGGGCGAAGTGGACCACGACGACCTTGAGTCTGCGGGAGTATCCATGGGCGAGAAAGACGAGCTGCGCAGCATCAGCGCGTGCGTCGTCATGATCAACAACACCGTGGTCAAGGCGTTCCTGAACCCACTGGAAGGCGGCGACATACCCTACGACTTCTATGTCTGGGAAAAGGTTGCGGGCTCAATGTGGGGCTACGGCATCCCGTACCTCATGCGTTCACAGCAGAAGGTCTTGAACGCTGCATGGCGCCAGATGATGGACAACGCCGGCGTGTCCAGCGGTCCACAGATCGTCATCAAGCCGGGTGCGATCCAGCCAGCCGACAAGCAGTGGCAGCTGTCTGCCCGCAAGATCTGGTACGCAACCGACGACATCGACGACGTGCGCAAGGCGTTCTCGACCTTTGAATTCAATTCACACCAAGCCGAGCTGGCAGGCATCATCAAGATGGCCACCGAGCTGGCAGACGCTGAGACCGGCGTGCCTACTATCATGCAAGGCGAGAAGGGAGCAGCGCCAGACACTGTCGGTGGCATGCAAATGTTGATGAACAGCGCCAACGTGGTTTTGCGCAGGCTCGTCAAACAGTTTGATGACATGGTCACCAAGCCCCACATTCGCCGTTACTACGACTACAACATGATGTACAACGACGACGAAGAGATCAAAGGCGACTTCACAATCGACGCCCGTGGCTCAAGCGCCTTGGTGGTCCGTGACATCCAGAACCAATCGTTCTTGAACTTGCTTGCAGCCGGAGCTAACCCGGTCTACGGCATGTACCTCGACACGCAGAAGCTGTTTGAGAAAGCCTTGCAGGCCCAGCACATCGACCCAGCCGAAGTGTTCAAACCGGAGGAAGAGATCGAGCAGATCAAGGAAGCCCAGAAGCAGGCAGCCGCTCAGGGCCCAGCGCCAGACCCAGCCATGGCTGTGGCCCAAGTCCGCGCGCAGGCCGAGATGCAGAAAGTCCAATTGCAAAATCAAGGCGACTTGCAAGAGCTACAGGTGCGCCAGCAGATCGCTGCGCAAGAGGCCGACCTGCACATCATGCAACTGGAGATGACACGCGAGATCGAGATGCTGAAGCTGTCTAACTCACAGAACATTAGCCTTGAGAAGATCAAGGCCCAATTGGCCGACACCGCCATGAAGGAGCGCAGCCGTAAAGAGTTGTTTGCTGCTGAGCGCGACTTGGCTTTACAGACTGGCTCAGGAATCTAAGGAGAATCAATTATGGCCGACCTAACCCCATCACAAGCACTGGACATGATCCACCGGTCAATGTTGACCGGCGTTCCAACTTCAGAATTTAATGCAGCCGGCGGCTACGATAAGGTGTACAGCCTAGCCGCATCGTCTGGCGGCGATATGGGTCGGCCCAGCGACGAAGCCATTAAAAGATACGGCCCTCAAATCGCAGCTCAGGGCTACGGCAATATGTCTTATGCCCCGGGTAACACGGTTAATGACCCGGCTTTGGCGGCTTCTGGGTACGACAATTACTATGACCAAGCACTTAAAAAGAAATCTTCATCGTTTTTTGAAAAGCAAATAGCCACGCTGCAAAAATCTTATGACGATTTGTTGGCAAAAAGCTCAAGGAACACTACCACTGGCGGCACCACCGGTAGCCTTACCGGCGGCGGCGCAGCCGTAAACGCCGGCGGCACAAACATTGATACAGGCAACACGGGCGCCGGCACTTCTGGCCCAGTCTACGGGCCTGATGGCCGCATGTACAGCTCCGCCGCATCGGCTATTGCTGCCGGCGTGACCAACTACACCCGTACAAAACCCACCGGCATACTTGCGGGCGTTGACACTTTGGGCGCGGGCGGTGGCGGCACAGCGGCTAGGGGCTTTATGTCCAACGACGCCAACACCGGTAACGTAAACCCCGGTGGTTTGATTGCCAACCAAAGCCAACAATTGTTTAACGTCAACCCTAACGTCAGCTTGCCTCCCGGCGTTGTTAACCCTTTTAGGGTCTAACCTATGTCAACTCTTGCCCGAGACGTCGACGCGTACCAGCGCGCCTTGGCTGCCTACCAGCGAAGAGCTGGCAGCTACAACAGCGGCGTAAATAAGTACAACGCAAGCATCATGCGGGACCCTAGTGGAAACCCGTATGTTTACGGCGGTGCTTACGATCCTCTTGGGCCAACCAGTGGTCAGTTTTATACGGCCGATAAAACGTCGGGCCAATTAAGCGCAGCAACGGCGCCCGCTGGCTACGCCGGAATGACCGAGATTGCTGAAAACCCCGGGTATTCAATGGTCAGGCAAAACCCAACGGGCAAGCAAACAAAAATCTTGGCCGGAGTAACCAAGGCCGGGGGCGGGGTTGATGAGAACGGTAACCCACAACCTGAGTATTTTTACGTAGCCGGCGCACCAGACGCCGACGGCAACGCAACGCAAAAAGTTATTGATGCCAGCAAAGTTCGGGTGGTCGATCAGAAGGAGGGCGCTGAACAAGTAGATAGCGACGGCGGTATTCTACGAGCCCCTACGATGTACACAATTGAGTACGACGAAAACAATTTTCAAGACAAGCCGGGCGAATGGACTGAAACGTTTGACAAGAAAGCGCCGGATCCAACTAAAGCGCAAATTGCCCAAGCTGGCCGGCCATCATTAGCGCGCCAAGAAGCCGGGCTTATTGGCGAAGTGATTCGTGGCAGCGGCTTGAAGACTGGGACCAAAGGTCTTGTTCGCAGCAAAATGGCCAAGTCTACAAAGGCTGATCCTAATGCGGTTGATCCTGACGCGGTCGACGCTGTTAGCACCGGCGGCGGCGGAAAACCCGGTACAAAAACGCCGGTTATGGTGCGCTAAAAATGAATAAATTTATTTGTTGCATATTGCCCACAGTTTCGTATAGAATTTCTTTGGGCGAAGTGCGCCCAAAATTTACCAAAGCCAGCCATCAAGCTGGCTTTTTCTATGACTGATTACTCATCGAGCACATGGCATGTTTTGCGCAAGTGGGCGGAAGCCCAGCTTGAGCAGGCCAGAACCAAGAACGACGCTGTCGCCCTCTCCGACACTGAGACAGCGGCGTTGCGCGGTGAGATACGCATGCTAAAAAGATTTCTCGACTTGCCCAATGCGGCAACTCGGGGTGTGGTGGTCGAGCCGGATTAAATCCCGCTTGGCCTTTTTAGTGGGCCGTTGAAAGACGGCCTTTATTTGGAGAGCAAAAAGTGGAAGAAAACCAACTGTCTTCGGAAGAAGCGCAAAACTTATGGGATGAAGAGGCATCAAAGCTGGTTGCCGACGGTGACACGTCCGCACCTGAGCCCTTAGCCGCTGCGCCGGAAACGCCGCAGGAACCTGAACCCGAACAAGCGCAAATCGAACCGGAACAGCCGGAAGATCCCTTAGCCGGGCTATCCCCAGCGGTCCGCGCCAAACTGGCACAGATCGATGAATTAGCACAGGCAAATGCTCAACTGCTGCACCATGTCAAAACGACCGAGGGTCGCGTGGCAGCGATGCAACGAGAAGCTCAGCAGGCACGTCAAGCAGCAATGCAAGAAGCGCCTACGCAGACAGCTATCGCCAGCGCCGCCAAGAACCCAGAGAAGTGGGAGCAGCTCAAGCAAGATTTCCCGGAATGGGCGGGAGCGATGGAGGAATACGTCGCATCAAAACTTGGAGTGTCTTCTCAGCAACAAAGTTTGTCACCGGAAGCGGTGGCTCAGTTTGTACAGCAGGAAGTCGCTAACACCAAGGCTGAGATGGGTCGCCTCATGGAAGAAGCACGAATTGAAGGCAAGTACGAGAACTGGCGCGAGACGATTAACACGACCGAATTCGCGCAATGGTTTACTGTGCAAAACCCTGAGACCAGAGCTTTGGCCGACAGCCCTATTGC